CTAGACCAGTAATACCCGTCGCGCAACATACGCGCTGTACGGCAACACGCCAGCACAGCCACCCCGGTGACGATAAGCGCCTTAGTCACCGGACTAATCCTGGCTCATCGCGTTCTTGATGCGGTCGACCATCTTCTTCACCACGTTCGCCACGATAATAGCGTAGGCGACGTACTGGAGCTTGGGCAAGACCGCCAAAATCTTCGCTTTTTTCATAAAACTCAAAAACCCTGTAGTTAAGTACAGGGTTAAATATAGCAAATCCGATTTGAAATACGCCCGTTTTCTCCGGACTGAATGTAAAAAGTTTTTAACTCAGCAAGTCGGTCATCATGAACGGCTGAGCCGACTGTTCCTGGAGCAACTTGAACAGGGCATCCCATTCGGTCTTGGCATCCGTGTAAATCTGTGACCCGTTTACCTTTGCGCCACCCGGAAGGGTGATGTCGTCCTTCTTCAGTATCTTGCCCAACTGCATCTCGGCACGTGCCACCACCATGTCGCGGAACAGCGGGTTCGCGAACACCTCGTACTTCTTCGCCTTCACGTAGACTGTCGCCATGGCGATACGGTCTGACTTCGGAGTCGGGTACACGCGGAGGATATGGTCGACCGGGTGGAGCTTGATGCTGTACTGGGTACCGACAAGTTTCTTCACGTCATTCAAGTAGCGAATCGCGCCTGCATAAGTTACCAAGTCGAACTGGCCCAGACCGCCGAGACCGGCACCGCCGACGCCCATAAGGGATTCGCCGGGGCCGACGTCCCATGCCATCATCGGGGAGAATGTATTACCGTAGGACGGTTGAACATCAATCACCTCCATGATTTCGTCAGGGACGCGATACTGGATAATACCAGCTCGCAGCGGAATCTTCATGATGTCCTTGTACGATGCCTCATCCATGTTGATACGGTAAAACCAATCCAGCGTATCTTTTATCGCCATGTGAATATGGCCGAGACCACCACGTTCCTCAACGACCATTTCCAATTCTGTGACAGGATAGCCAAGTCTGCTCTTTACTACCTCAACCATATCGTCTGTAGTGATAATTTCCATATTAGGCGATCATATCCATGTTAATGAATAGTTTATCATTCGTTACATGACTGTATCACCACCACATACGAATTATCACCATATTTTTCGTCATGATCAACTGGTTAAATTAGTTCATTATGCGGAAAACTGGCGATACTTGTAGATGATAGTCGTCAGCTGTTCGTCGAAGTCGGCGAATATGTTCTTCACGCCCTCGCCGAAGTTCGGGTTCTTGGCGCAAGCCTGGCTCATGTGCGTACTGAGCTTACGCAGAAGAGCAAGAACGTCGTCGTCCTTCAGTCCGGCACCGGCGCTGACCTTCGGAAAATCCTTGTCGCAAGGCTTTCCGGTAAGCGCCACGTACGTCTCGGCGAGCTTATCGCCGGTATCGCGGCACAGTTCGTACGCTTCGTTCAGCAGCTCATGCTTCACGTTCTTGTCCGTGTTCCAGTGAAGCTGGTTGAGGACATTGCCCTCTACTAGGAGCCACATGGCAAGATCGGCCAGGGTATCGTAGTTGACGCCCTTTCCGTCGGCGGCCTCCACGCGGGGCATGTAGGCGGCGGCCACCAGGCCCGCCTTGTTGCCACAGATTCCTGCCAGTGATTCAAGGAATATCTTCTGATACGCCATCGTTCGCATCCAAATTCTGTTCTAGATGCAGTTTATCAGTTTCCGTGATTACTGGGTTCTCCTCGTGGAACCGGGCGGCATACTTTTCGATCCAGTCGCGGTGCGCGGCTGGGCCGAGATCGTGGCCGGCCTTTTCCGACTCGATCCACTTGTGTATCTCCATCGCCTCTATCTGGCGCTGGTTGTACTCTTTCAGCGTGAGCGGCTTCTTGTCCATAAGCATACCTCTATAGAAAGTAGCTTATATCCACAAAACCGACACGGACTAGGATTCGGCCTTCTTTTTGCGAGTTTTCTTCGAAGCCGGTTCAATCTCGCCGAAATTGCCCAGTGGCTGTGGAACCGTGTTGTCTACCACGACCGGCTCGGCAGGCTTCAGTTCTTCCTTCTTGGGCTCTTCGGCCTTCGGTTCTTCCTTCACGGCGAAGTAAAGAGGGCCGGTTTCTTCCATCTGGGCCATCAGCTTCTTGACGTACTCGGCATATTCCTTACGGAGATTCTCGAGCATCGTTTCGTTGAACTTCTTCTCGGTAACCGCGTTGGCCTCGGCGGTCTTCACTGCGGTAGCGGCCTTGATGAGTTCCGCCTCTCGGCCCTTCGTGTTCGGTACGAACGTGGGCTTGGCTACGGTCGGCGCAGCCACCTTGATTGAAGAAGGCATAGGCATCGTCGCCGCCTTGTGCTGGGGAGCCGGGGCATTGTTCTTCTTGATGGCGGCAATCGGGGCCTTCGGGCCCGGTGTCGTCTTGGCGGATGTGACCTTGAGTCGTGCAATAAAGTTATTCATCTTTCTTTTCCCTTTTGAAGTATTCCGCATACGGGTGCGGGTTGGTCTGGTTAGTTTCCTTCAGCATGGCGAACGTCCTCGTATTCTCGTCGCCGTGCATAAACTCGTCGCCCTGTTCCTTCCGTATAGTGTCCACGACGGAAGCCATGCTGGCCGGACCTTCCAGGTTGAACGGCTTGTCGTCGTACTGGCGGTCGTCGAAGAAGTTCTTGACAGCGTCCATCTGGGGCACTTTCAGGTTGGCGTGGGGCATCGGAGGCAATGGTTTCTGCTTTTCTGCCAGCTTGCCCCTGATCTCCTTGTGCTTCAGCAACGCATTGTAGAACGTCATGTCCGATGACGCTATTCCGCGTGCCTCCACGGCGGAGTACCCCGACTGTCGGCCCTCGGCCTCCTTCTTCCTGAGCAATGCGTCGAAATCAATCATAGTTCCTTGGTCTCCAGCGCTAGCATGGTCTCGGAGAAATTGGTGCGTACACCGAACGCGCCATCTTGACCTTCATTGTACAGAACAAAGTAGAACGAGTATATCGTAATATCATCCAGTTCAAGTTTCGCACTGGTAAACCGGTGGTACTGGGACGAGGTGTGGTAAGTGAAGTAGAGCCTCTTGTCTTGGATACCCCAGTCGAACCATACAGTCTCCTTCGGAATAACTGTTCCGTCGGACAATTCGACATCTTCCGGATTGTACAGATATTGGAACACCGTATCCGCATCCGGGTTTTTGAACTGTAGCGTGGCCTTGAATGTGTAGGAAGACTCGATCTTCCCTTCCTTGTTGTCACCGAACCACTCCAGAATCTGCGACCAATTTGTATCGGAACGATACCCGTCCGGGGTATAGTTGCCGTTTCCCGGCGGAAGGTCAGGCACGAACTCACGCGATTCCGGATTAACCGCAACAAAATCACGGTTGAGCCCGCTGAAATCGTGTTCCAAAGAGGTGTCCTCATCAAAGTTTAATCGAATCAAGTCGAAAGACGGCACTTCCACCGGGCGGTTCACATCGCCAACAACAATTTCTTCCCAGTCATAGATAGGTATGGGTTCACCATCATCGTCCTTGATCAGCTGGCCGTTCTCGTCCACCTCATATCCCTTGAGTATCGGGTTGTATCCAGACAGCGGGTTTCCGCTTTCATACTCGGTCACCGCCGGCTTGGTGAGGTCATAATGCTTCATTGTCACGTCTTTCCAGTACTCTCCGTCATCTTCGTCTGTCTTCCTAACCAACGTACGCGTAAACGACTTCAGCAGCGACCAACCTTCTCTGATGGACGGCTCTAGAGTCTCCCACAAGTGTTTCTTCTGCTTAGCTATCTCGTCCGGGTAAACAAATACTTGGAGAGAGTCGATGTATTCGTTGTTCACGTTGAAATTCATCTGGGCATACTTGATGATCGCCGGTATCTCGTATGGACGGTGCATCACGCCGTGTGCCTCTATGTTGTAGGTCGTCTTGTAGAACTGGTACTCGTTGCTGGTGTTCTGCTTCTCGTCGTCGATCTGCTCGCTCCACGAGGCCAGCTTGAACGGAATAGGACGCTCTATTTCCGGAGCGAAGTCGAACTCCTTGATCCTCACCGCGCGGTAGGTATTGAAGTACGGCTCTATCTGTTCCTTCATCTGGACATAGTCCGACCAGTTGTTGGACAGAACCGTCATCTCGAAGTTGAACACGAACGGCGTCGGCTGAATGTCGCGGATGAACTTCTGCAACGAAGGCGATAGAATCTCGCGCGCATAACACGGCTGCACCATATTGGCATCATCATGGCTATTAGACGTAAAACGAAAACCAATGATCGGTACCGGCATCGGATCCTGTGTAGTCAGCGTAGAAGACACGTAGTTGGCGAAGTTCGCGTTGCTGTGCGTGACAATAGGTACAGCTATGGTACGGTCATAGTCCTTGCGCCGCAAGTCCTTG